CCCTGCAAACTTTGCATGAATTATAAAAACCCTGCAAAGTTTGCGCGATTTTACGACGTGACTTTGTACAGTCTTTAGATAGGGGAACGGTCATACATTTCACCAGCACATCGTGAACTTCGTTTACATAATTGGCAGCGTGATGCCAAATGTGGACGCAAAAAAACCCGCCATATAGGCGGGCTTTGTTTTACTTTGTTTTACTTAGCTTGCTTTGCTAACTTGATAATCGTCGCGATGTTGTTCATTGTGTAAACCATCGCTAACAATTGCTCACTATCAGCGCCGGTGATGAACGTGCGAACATCATTTTTTAACGATGTAATAGCCTTAGCTTCGGTTCTCGCAATTTCAGTAGCGCGTGCCTTTTCGCGTCGTTTAACTTCGCTTTGTAGTTTACTTGCGCCTTTAAAATCGCCTGATTTAGCCAACGCCTGCATTTTAGAAGCTATTTCATCGCTCGACATTTCCGCCAACTCATCCGCCACTTTAGCGTTAGAAACGGCGCTTTTAGATTCGCTTTTCAACCACGCGGTATGGTCGTAATCACCCTCTTTAGCATCCGCCAAGATTAGCTTGTTTAACGCCTTGCGCACTGTATCAAGCTCAACACCTTGCGCTTTGGATACAACCGCAAACAGATGTTTTTTGTAAGCGTTAGCGGTCGCATAGTCCGCATTGCTATCACTCATTAACTGACAGAACGCCTGAGCAAAAGATTGTCTAACACGTGACAATGTAACGCTAGCTTTTTCGTATACCTCGCTAACTTTGTATACATCGTTAGCAAGCGCAACCACAGGCGCAATGGTCAGCAGCTGGTCACTAGATAAGACAATCTCAACAGGTGACGCTTTAACGGTAGATGATTTTGAAGCCTTCAAAGAATTTAATTTAGTCATGATAATACCCTCAGTAGTTACGGCAAGCAGTATTGCTCAACCGATAACCATATTGTCTCATAAATAGCTGACAATGTCAAGCGATACAATACATAATTGGCATTGTGAAGCCAAAAATGGACGATTTCACCCCGTGGACTATGTGAACTTCGTTACCCTACCCTACCCCCACCCCCCATTTTTATTTTAGGTACCATCAAACATTCCTATACACTAGGATCAGCATAAACGAAGTGCACGAAGTTTAAGAATGTACCCCCCTATCGAATATATTCGCCATAAGTGAAAAATTTTTATAAAAAATACAATGAAAACGAAGTTGACAATGTAAAATACGTACGGGAGATGGACTATAAACACTTGATTTACTTCGTGAACTTCGTTATAGTACGTAAATCGCAATAAAACTGCGCAAAAAGGCGTTATCAATGTCAATAAAAGTAGTACCTGAGAGTAATAAACCACTGCCGGACGACTTTGCTCCGGAAGAACCCACATCCTATCAAGATAGGGTACGTATTGCGGCTGCCACAGCGAAAAGATTGCTGGACCATGGCGCCAAAATACCCGTATCAACACAAGAAAAAGTAGAAGCCGAGCAGGTATTTAAGGCGTTTACGGATCCCGAGCATGAAAAACCTGATTTAGCAGCTACGCGCAAGTATTTAAATACGCCAGCGACTGTACAACACTTATATATGATGTTGTCAGAGTATGATCACAAGGTTGTAGAAGAAGCGGTTCAGCTTCGACGTTATATAACCAACAAACTATTAGAAGATACGAATCTGCCAGATCCACGGCATAGACTTCGTGCCCTAGAACTACTGGGTAAGGTGTCGGATGTGGGGCTGTTTGCGGATAAAACTGAGATTACAGTTAAGAATGTGTCAGCCGATGACCTGCAGGAGCAGATTAGATCGAAGCTGCACAAGTTGCTGTCTAATAGTAAAGATGTTACCGACGAGTCAGATATCATCGAGGCTGAGATTGTGCTAAAAGATGATAAGCCGGCTAAGGACGAGTAATGTCAGATATCAAGGGGATGAGACCTGAACAGGTCAAAGCAGCGCTAGCGCAGATCAACACACTACCGATAGAAGAGCAGCAAGAGCTCCTGAGTATGTTGGAGAAGCTTGACCACATGAACGCTACTCAGGGTAGGCAAGACCACTTTTTAGATTTTATTAGACACGTGTACCCGGGGTATAAAGTCGGAGAACACCACAAGCGACTGGCTCAGATTTTTGAGGACATCGCGAACGGGAAGAAGAAGCGCGTGATAGTGAACATTGCGCCTCGTCATGGGAAGAGTGAGCTGATATCGTACCTAGCACCAGCGTGGTTCCTAGGGAAATACCCACACAAAAAGATTATTATGGCGTCCCATACGGCTGACTTAGCCGTTAACTTTGGGCGACGGGTGCGTAACTTGGTTGGCTCCGCTGCGTATAAAGAAGTGTTCACTGATGTGCAGCTGCAAGCCGATAGTAAGTCCGCGTCTAGATGGGGTACGAACCACCAAGGGGAGTACTTCGCGATTGGTGTGGGCGGTGCGCTTGCTGGTCGTGGTGCTGACCTGTTCATCATCGATGACCCACACTCAGAGCAGGATGCCAAGCTGGGTAGAGCCGACGTGTTCAAGCCAGCATGGGAGTGGTTCCAGTCAGGTCCGATACAACGGCTAATGCCGGGCGGAGCGATCATCGTGGTGATGACGCGCTGGTCTAAGTTGGACCTTACGGGCGAGATCATAAATCAGATGGTCAAGAACGATGACGTGGATGACTGGGAGGTGGTTGAGTTCCCAGCGATCATAGAAGACAAGCACGGTGAAGAGCGTCCGCTCTGGCCGGAGTTCTGGCCACTGGAGGAGCTACACGCGAAGCGAGCTGCACTAGACGTGCGCTATTGGAACGCGCAGTACTTACAAAACCCGACATCAGAAGAAGGTGCGCTGATTAAGCGAGAATGGTGGTCAATATGGACGAAAGATGATCCACCACCGTGCGAGTTTATTATTATGTCACTAGATGCGGCGCAAGAAAAGAATACCCGCGCCGACTATAATGCGCTCACTACATGGGGAGTATTCTTCAATGAAGAGGTCGACAACTACAATATAATATTGTTGAACGCGGTTAAAGCGCGACTAGAGTTCCCAGAGTTAAAGGACATGTGCCTACGCGAGTATAAAGACTGGGAACCTGATGCGTTCATTATTGAGAAGAAGTCAAATGGCGCAGCGCTATACCAAGAGTTTAGGCGTATGGGCATACCGTTGGGAGAGTACACTCCAGGTAAAGGTCAAGATAAGGTTGCACGAGTAAACTCGGTATCAGATTTATTTAGGAGTGGGATCGTATGGGCACCAGAAAAACGTTGGGCTGAAGAAGTAATTGAAGAGTGCAACGACTTTCCATCTGGCATGAACGATGACTTGGTTGACTCGACTACATTGGCGCTAATGCGCTTCCGACAAGGTGGGTTTATACGCCTACCATCGGATGAAGAAGATGATATCCAAGGGTTTAGGAGCACAAAGGGCAAAGCTCTATATGCCATATAAGCATACTAAAGACCAGCGGCGATGGGTTACAAAAAACCCAAAACAGCAATGGGCGGTGTATGCACGAAGAGACGCTAGAAAACGAGCACATAAAAAGGGCTTACCATTTAATCTAACAACGGTATATATTAGGACATTGATGACTGATAAATGCCCTATATTTGGAACCGATTTTAGATATGGACAAAACAGGGGGGTTCAACCCACTAGTCCATCACTTGATAGAATACGCCCAGAACTAGGGTATGTGGTAGGAAACGTAATAATAATAAGCTCTAAGGCGAACAGCATTAAAAGCGCATATGGGTCAAAAGAATTGTATATGGTAGCGGACTGGCTATATAAAATAGAAAAGGGTAAAAATGATTGAGAGCAAACAAAACATTTATGAGACTAAAACGCTAGAGTCCGCTAGACGGTTGTTGGATACCGCTAACTGGCGCTACGGCTGGCCGTCAAATAAAGATGTACCGTTTGGGCATTGGAATGCCGACTTTACTCATACACCCAAACACAATTCTACGGATGTATCGGTCCGTTTACCGAAACAACTGGTCCCAATTTGGGACATATTAAACAAAACATTTTACAATGGGCAAGCGAAGCTTGTTAGATGCTATGCTAATCGCCATACGCACGGAACCGAAGGTTACATACACACGGATTCGGATAGAAACGGTGATCAAACATGCGTAATTAATATGGATGCTGAATGGAACCCTATGTGGGGAGGTGAAACGGTATTTTATAGTTCTGACTTACAAGAAATAGTAAAAGCAGTAGTTCCAGCATATGGACGCACAACAGTGTTTGCAGGTAATATACCGCATTGCGCTAAACCCGTATCCAGAATTTGTCCAACAGTGCGCACAACATTGATGTTTAAAGTAGCAATAAACCCAAAAGCGGTATACGCAGCAGAAGAGCTACTAACAAATTTTTTAACGACAGTGGGAGCTACGCAAAAACCACATAAAACTGGATCCTTAGCCGACCATTTAATAAGAACGTATCACATATTAAAAAATGCTGGGGCCGGGGATATATTGGCTTTGGCGGGAGGACTACACTCCATATATGGCACCAAGGTATATAAAAACGCCTGCGTTAAAAAAGATAGCAGTAGTGTAAGAGATGTATTTGGCCCAGAAGTAGATAGAATAGTAAGACTGTTTAGCATAGTGGATCGACCAAACAAGTTGGAGAATCCAGATGATACAATTGATGAAACAGACTTGTTTTTATTACGCAGTATAGAATGCGCAAACATGTATGATCAAAACGAGTTAAACCCCGAACAGTATCCAAACCTATATACGTTTGCGATGCAATATACAAGATAAGGATAAATTATGGCAGACAATATAGATAAAGGGCTGTATCAAGCTCCAGTAGGCTTAGAAGAGTTAGCACAAACAGAACCGGATGTAGAAATAGAAATTGAAGATCCTGAGAGTGTAGAAATTAGTTTGGGCGGGCTAGAAATAGTACTGGGTCCAGACAATGAAATTGATGAGGAGTTCTCAGCTAACTTGGCTGAGGAAATGTCTGAAGCAGATATGACATCCTTGTCAGGAGAGTTGTTAGGAGAATATGAAGCGGATATAAGTTCACGTAAAGACTGGATCGATACCTATGTGGAAGGTATCGAACTGTTGGGTATGAAAGTGGAAGATCGAACTGAACCATGGCCCGGCGCATGTAGCGTGTTTCACCCGTTAATGGCTGAGTCGCTTGTAAAATTCCAAGCCGAAACAATGCAAGAAACATTCCCTGCAGCGGGTCCAGTAAAAACACAA